TCAAGGCACGGTGGGAAGCACAGAAAAACGTTCTGTACCAAAATCACTAGGCGAAGCGGTCAAAAGAAGCTCTTCTCTACTTATAAACTCGCAAAGAAACAGGAATCAAACAACAGACCCCTTTTCTGAGCGACTTCAGCGTTTGGCTGGAATTACAAAATAACATAGGAGGTTACTATTAAAATGTCTGTTTTACAAAAACTAACTGAAGGCATTCAACGTCGTGATGTCTCCAAGGAAGGTCAAGCACTTCTAGCGAAGTGGGAAAAGACTGGTCTCCTTGAGGGTCTCGACAATGACAATGCCAAGAATGGAATGGCCGTTCTTCTTGAGAACCAGGCCAAGGAGCTTCTCCGTGAGGCTTCAAGTATGGCTGCAGGCGATGTCGAAGGCTTCGCAGCAGTTGCATTCCCAATTGTTCGCCGTGTATTCGGTGGATTGATTGCGAACGATCTCGTCAGCGTTCAGCCGATGAGCCTTCCAAGTGGACTTATTTTCTTCTTGGATTTTGAAACATCTGCAACCCGTGCAGCATCTGTTACCAAGGAGTCCATCTATGGTGGTCGCGTAATTGGTTCTCAGTTGACTGGTGGTGTGGATCTTTCCCACCCCGGCGACGGCGGCGGATTCTATAACTTGGGCCATGGCTATACATCTGCTACAGGTTCCAGTGCTGCAATTAACGTTGCTGCTGGTGATACTTCTCTTGAGAATGTCGCTCCTGCATCGATGACCGAAGCACAGAAGAAGAGTATACAGTTCGACCCTGACGTACTTGCTGCGTCCGACGTTGTTTCTGTTCTTAAGATTCCTGCTGGAAGTGTTCCATCTGATCTTAATGACAATGCACTTCTTGCTATCAGTGCTTCTGTTGATTCGCACCAGGCATCACAGGTAAGAAGATTGACTCGCTTTGACTCAGCCGGAACTGGTATCTTGGTTGTGTTTACTCACGCAACTGACGCTGGGGTTAACACTGACGCGGTTTCTATTACATACCCAGTAAAGGATACTCTTTCTGCTGCTGACTCAGTCGGTGCAGTTGACGTTTCCGGTATGCCACTAGAAGGTGCTGGTACTAACCCAGCAGTTCCTAATCAGCTTTCCACTCAGATTATACCTGAGATCGACATTCGTGTCGACAGTGTTGCTGTGACGGCAACGACCAAGAAGCTCAAGGCCAAGTGGACCCCTGAGTTGGGACAAGATCTCAACGCATACCACAACCTTGACGCAGAGGTCGAGTTGACTGGTATCCTTTCTGAGCAGATCGCTCTCGAAATAGATCAAGAGATCCTAGGTGATCTTATCGTAGGTGCAAAGGCCGGTACTCGTTACTGGAGTCGTGCTCCTGGTCTATTCTTAGACAGCAGCGGTTCTGAGCTTGGTGCTGCATCTGCGGCTCCTGACTTCACTGGTACTGTCAGTGAGTGGTATGAAACCCTCATTGAAACTATCAACGATGTTAGTGCCCAGATTCACCGCAAGACGCTTCGTGGCGGTGCAAACTTTGTTGTTTGTTCCCCTGAAGTTGCTAATATCCTTGAATTCACTAGTGGTTTCCGCGCAAGCATAACCGCTGATGCTGACAAGGGCGATATCGGTGCTGTTAAGGTCGGTGCTCTTAGTAAGAAGTTTGAGGTCTTTGTTGATCCTTATTTCCCACGTAACATTGTTCTTGTGGGACGCAAGGGCAGTTCTTTCCTCGAAAGTGGTTACGTATACGCACCATATGTGCCTCTGCAGGTAACTCCCACCATCTTTGGTACGGAAGACTTCGTGCCACGTAAGGGTGTCATGACCCGTTACGCTAAGAAGATGGTAAGACCAGATATGTATGGTCTTGTTGTCGTCCGTGGCCTCTTAGGTGAGGAAGGCGCTAGTTAATAGCGGTCGATAATTAAAAGATTTAGCCCCGTCATTTATTTGGCGGGGCTTTTCTTTTGTCTAATTGCTATTTATACATGATTGAGATCATTCTCCTGGGACGGGGCCGCTGTCCCTTGAAGGTGTATGCCCGAAGCGGCTGGTCATATACCGTGGATTTTCTTGGTTACGTAACCATAAAATAATAGGAGGAAACAAATTATGGGAAACAGAAGAATAGGTACCAGAAGACTAGAGGGCGCTCTAGATAATCTTTTAGGACATGCACGCTTAGGCGGACTTAACGGAAGTCCATTCGCTATCAAGAATCCAGACCGCATTTATCTGGAAGAGTATTTTGCTCAAAGACCTTGCATTAACGCAGACATGGCAAGTGCCACGGAAGCAACCCGTGAAGTTGCAAATAAGCACTTTGAGGTTTTGGGAACAAACATTTCATCTGACGACGTTACATTCGCAACAACCACAGCAGGCATCTTGCTAACGCCCGATGGAGCCAATGGCGATCAGGTTATTGTTTTGCCTCACCTTGATACTAACCAGTCTGCCTGGACGGGTACAAAGTGGGGAACTGAGAATCAGGTTCAGTGGGAGTGTGCGATTCGCACCGATGCTGATGACATTGATGACACTACAATTTGGGCTGGTCTCAAGTTGACAAATGTACCAGTGATGGCGACTGATGCCAACCAGGCATATTTCATCTACGGTGCAGAGGATGACGACGCAGGTGCTCTAACAACTAATGCAAACTTGCACTTTGTTTATAGTGTTGCCAATACTGATTATGTAACTGATCTTGGTATCACCGTCGCCGCCGCCACTGACTATAGATTAGGAATCCAGATCGACTCAGACAGAAAGGTGTCTGCGTGGGTTAACGGTGTTCAGTATGGTCTTACAACTACTGCTGATGCAGATGGTGTTGAGGTGTCGCCTGCGAGTGGTGATGAATCATCCCTTAGTGTTGCCTTGACCGATGATATTGATCTTATTCCATACGTTGGTATAATGAATCAGGCTGGCACTGCACGCGATATGGTTCTTTACTATGAGAAGATCAGTAGAATTTTCTTTGAATAGGAATAAAATAAAATAAGGAGGTCTATTTATGGGCACTAAGAGAAAATTAATGGAAAGAGTGAGGGCAGCAGCAGCTAGGCTCAAGGCTTTAGAAGAAGCAAGAGCCTCCAAGAAGGCCGCCCCAGCGCCAAAGGCCGCGCCAAAGGCCGCGCCAAAGGCAAAGGCCAAGGCAAAGCCAAAGGCTGGCCTCAAAGAGGTTGTTAAAAGCTTGATTGGCAAGAAAGAGGAACTCTGTGAGGGTTGTAAATTACCTCCTGCAGAGTGTAGCTGTGAGGATTGTAAAACCTGCACAGTCGAATAGTAAAATATTCACAGCCCCCCGAAAGGGGGGCAATTTTTAGTTTAGTTAAAATAAGGAGTTTATATCATGGGAAAGAAAGCTAGAAAACTAAGAAGTCCAAAGTATGCAAAAAAGTATGCGAAAGTAAGACAAACAATATTGGGATTAATCGCAGGACTGAGAGGCGATAAAAAGGAGGAAGAGGTTGTTTTGGAAAAGAAAGAGCCAGAACAGCTAAAGAAGCCCACTTCCAGAACCAGAAAAAAGACAGTTACTAAAAAAAGCGAACCAGAAACAAAAAAGACCACAAAAACCACAAAGGTTCGCAAAAGTACAACAAAGTCGACAACGAAAAAGCCGACAACAGAGACAAAGGCAAAGAACAAAACCACCACCAGAAGAAGGAAGCCCAAGGCCTCTTCTTCATAACATAGCGGATTTTCTCTGTTCAGTTACCTAATTAAAAGAGGAAGCAATTCGGAGGACCCCTGATGCCAACAACTTTAGCACCATCCAGCACTATGAGCAAATCAGTTTTGCCTGTGACTGGAGCGGTTAATGATGTAAATAGTTCTGTCCCTTACAAAGTTTACTCTAACACCTCGTCTGATTTTTATGACTTCAACTTTTTGTCTGGAGCAACAGATCAAGTCACCTACGTATATCGAAAATTGGGTGGCGATGTTTTAGATGTTGAGTTGACAACTGCAAACGTTTATACTGCGTATGAAGAGGCGGTATTAGAGTATTCATATATAGTGAACATCCACCAGGCAAACAATTCTCTTTCATCTTATTTGGGCCATTCTACTGGGACATTCGATCACTTGGGTAACCTCAAGACCACAG